AGCGATTGCAGATATGCAGTCGCTTTTTTTCTTGCCTGTTTGCCCTCCTGTTATATAGCGGGTGGGATATACACAGTAATGTGCATTACTGCCCGCCTCTTGTGGATAACACAGCAGGAGAATGATGCGAGAGAGGAGAACACAGATGCTTTTGAAATCGTGCAGGTGTGGGAAGTTAATACCGCAGTCAATGAAGATGTGCGAGGAATGTGAAAAGCGGCAGCAGTCGAGACACATGATATATACCAACACACGGCGAGACGAGAGAGCAGCAGAGTTCTATGTATCAAAGGAATGGCGGGTGATGCGAGAGCGTATCATTGAGGTCTATGACAACGTAGATATATACGCATTATATGTCGAGCATGAGTTACTCACATGCAATCCGGTTCACCATATCATTGAACTGGAGGACGACTGGGAACAGCGTTTAAATCCGTTCAATCTTATACCTCTCAACCATAAGACACACAACACAATCACTGCTTTATATAAGCAGAGCAAAGCAAGTATGAGAGCAACACAAAAACAGTTGAGGTCACTGATTGAGTACCACTTTCGAGACGCAGGGGGATATAAAAAAGTTTTGTGCGATTCATTTCTAGTCGCACCCACTCTTTTCCTTGGAGAAAACTCCCCACGGGAATTTCAGAAGAAAGGCATATCCGAAAGAGGTGTCAGAATGTGACACAAAATACTGAAATGCTGACGGAAAGGAGGTTTGCTACATCATGGCAGGACAGAGACAACCAACAGATTTGGTTGTAATAAACGGGCGAAAGCACCTCACAAAAGCAGAAATTGAGGCACGAAAAAACGCCGAGGTCACAGCACCATGCGACAAAGTGAGACCTCCGTCATATTTGACACCGGAACAAAAGAAACAATTCCGGAAGATTGCGAAAGAATTGATCGAAATCAAACTGATTTCAAACCTTGATTGCGACGCACTGGCAAGATTACTCATTGCACAAACACAGTTCATCGAAATCACGGAACAAATCAGAGATACTCCATTGATGAGAGATGTTCCGGTCTATGAGACGAGGGAAAATCCGGACACAGGCGAAAAAGAACGTGTGCAGGTCGGTACAAGACAGGTAGTGAACGAAGAAAGAGAACGCCTCATGACAATTCAAGACCGCTGCATGAAACAGTGCAGACAGGGAGCATCAGATTTCGGACTGACAGTTTCCTCCCGTTGTCGTTTGGTTGTACCGAAACCACAACAGCAAAAGCCGGAGAATAAATTTGCAAAATATGCAAATTAAGGAATGGCAAAAGCAGGAGAAATACAAGACCGCTGCACACAATACGCCATCGATGTCGTATCGGGTAAGGAAACAGCCGGAGAACTTGTCCGTCTTGCGTGTCAGAGACACCTTGACGACATCGAAAAATCAAAAACAGCAACGTACAAATACTATTTCGACGTTGAAAAGTCGGAGGAAATAATCAATTTCGCAGAGGAGTTGACCATTGCAGAGGGCGAGGAAAATGAGCATGTGACGGCATATCCGTTCCAATGCTTCATTTTAGGGTCGCTCAATGGATGGAGAACAAAGGAAAAGTCATACAGACGTTTCAGAACATCCTATGTGCAATTAGGCAGGCAGAACGGGAAATCGTTCATCAATGGTATTCTCGCGTGTTATTACGGAAATTTTGACGGGTACAAGTACGGAAAAATCTTTTGTACGGCTACAAAGCAAGACCAGGCAAACATTGTTTTTGATGAAATTGTAAAATTCATCAATTCCGACGAGGCCTTGTCGGAGTGGTTCAAGGTGCATGAACACAATCACACGATTGATTGCCTGTTGACACATTCAGAAATAAAAGCGTTGTCCGGTGATACAAAGTCACTCGACGGACATCGAGCATATTTAGGAATTGTCGACGAATATCATGCGCATAAAACAAATCAGATGTACAAGTTACTTGAGGGAGGTATCAAGAAACTTAAGTCGGCGTTGATTTCGGTCATCACGACAGCAGGATTTGACCTCAAGTCGCCGTGCTACAAGTTATATGAGTATTGCTGCAATCTACTCAAGGGCGTTTTCGAGAACGACAGTCAGTTTGTGTACATCGCACAGATGGACGAACACGATGACAGATACACGCCGGAGAATTGGATAAAAGCAAACCCGATTCTTGAATTTGACAGGGATGCGATTGAAAATATGATACCGATTGCACACACTGCCCGTGACATGGGCGGTGAGGACTTGAGAGATTTCCTTGTCAAGCAGTTAGACATGTGGATGCAGTGGTCAAATTCACTGTATATCAAGGACATTGCATCATGGAAAGCATGTGCAGTTTTGAAATCACTCAAGGATTTCAGAGGGTCAAAGTGCTATGTCGGCGTTGACTTGTCATCCGGAGGAGATTTGACATCAATCGCAATCGTGATTCCGTTTATGATTGAGGACACGAAAAAATATTTTGTGACGACACATTCGTTCATTCCATCATCAAGAGTGGACGAACATATCAAGACCGACAAAGTACCATATGACATATGGATTGAAAAGGGTCTTGTGACGGTAACGGAAACGCTAGGAGGAATCAAGACAGATTATAAATACATCATAAAATATCTTGAGGATTTAGTGAGGGAATATAACCTCAAACCACAGTTGATTTGTTACGACCCACATAACGCATCAGCTTTCTTGTCAGACCTTGAGGCGATGGGATTCGATTCAGTCTCTGTCACACAGACGGCAAAAGAGCTGAACGATGCGACGGTTGATTTCAGACTTGAGATCCTTGCAGGTAATGTGGAGATTGAGGGAATGGAAGTCGGCAAAGAGGGCAACAAGATAGTTGCTCCGGCAGACAGCCTGCTTGTGTGGTCGATTGCGAATGCAAAGACAATATCAAACAATTACGGCGAAATAAAGATTGATAAAGACATCACGACAGAACGAATCGACCCGATTGACGCCATCATCGACGCATGGAAACACGCAATGAAAGAGGAATACCGTCCGGATGTGAATGAAACTGTCAATGAATGGCTTGAACAATATGAAAAATACATGAAGAAAGGCGGTGAGAAATAAATGAATCCGTTTCAGAGATTGGGAATAAAAATTTCAAATTGGTGGAGAGGCGAACCACAGAACGACGGAGGGAAAATGACATTGAACTCACCGTCATTCCTTGAGCAGATAGGACTGAAAAGAAAAGGAAAACCGACATCAGAGGTAACGTATTTCACATGTCTCAAGATGTTATCGGAAACACTTGCAAAAATGCCTATCAAATATTATCAGAAAACGGACAAGGGAATCGTTGAGGCAGAGGCGACAGACACATCAAAGCTGCTCTCAAAAAGACCGAATCCGTTCATGACACCGACAACATTTTGGAATACGGTTGAGATCAACCGCAACCACTACGGAAACGCATATGTGTACATGCGAAAGAAGTTCAACCGAAAGAAATACGGCGGTGAAATCAAAATCCTTGATTTGTGGGTCATGCAGTCAAATTGTGTGCAGATAGTCGTTGACGATGCAGGAATATTCGCAGGAGTGGGGCGTTTGTGGTACGTCTACACAGACCCGACATCCGGTCGTCAATATGTGTTCGGCACAGACGAGGTGATGCATTTCAAGACATCTTTCAGTTTTGACGGAATCACAGGACTACCAGTGCAGCAGATTTTGAGAGACACGGTTGCGGGTGCATCAGAATCACAAGCGTTTATGAATAATCTGTATGAGAGCGGTCTGACGGCAAAGGCAACTCTTGAATACACAGGAGAATTGAATGAAAAGGCAAAAGAGGCACTTGTCAAGTCGTTTGAGGAGTTCGGAAGCGGGGCGAAGAACACAGGAAAAATCTTACCCGTTCCGTTAGGAATGAAGCTCACGCCACTTGACATCAAATTGACTGATTCACAGTTCTTTGAACTGAAAAAATATAACGCCTTGCAAATCGCAGGAGCATTCGGAGTAAAACCGAATCAAATAAATGACTA